ACGTGGCCACCAAGAAAAAATAGTTTACATACCCCACAAAGTATAATATAATACACGCTTAACAACAGGAGAAACAAATGGCAGTAAGAAATTTCAACGACGCTGAGAAGCAGAAACTAATACAGATTATATCACAGGGCTCACAGGTACTAGGTGAGGTCGAGGACTTGAAAGGTGGATTGAAAGACACGGTAAAAGCGATAGCAGAGGAACTGGAACTCAAACCAGCACTGATCAACAAGGCCATATCTGTGGCACACAAGGGCAACTACCAGAACATCGCAGACGAGATGGACACACTAGAGAGCATTCTAAACACGGCCGGCAAACTTTAATGTTAGACAAAGTCAGAGCATTCTGGCTTCGTAGTTTTGAGAGTGACAGGACAGCGTTCTATTTTGAACTTGTCAGTTTCATATTCACAGTTGGAGCCAGCCTTACATTAGCGATAACGGCCGCAGACCCGGACATGACGATAATCTATCCTGGATTCTTTATAGGTGCTGTGACACAATGTTACGCATCTTACAGAAGAGACGCGGCGTTCGTAATGATGATCACTGGCTATTTCGCAATCATAAATGTCTACGGATACGGCGTAGCAAGTTATTGGTGGTAGATGAGTTATATAGACGCATTATATAAAAAAGACGAAGACAAGATTTACGTGGTTGAACGAGACCCCAAGAAAGGTCGAATATTCACGGAATATGATGCTAGGTACGTGTTCTACTATCCAGATGCCAGGGGCAAACACAGGGGCATGACAGGCGAGCCTCTACAACGAGTAGTATGTTCGACAAGCAAAGAATTCATAAAAGAGCAACGTATAAGATCAAACAAGCAACTCTATGAACACGATATCAATCCCGTGTTCAGATGTCTGGAGGAGAATTACCTAGGTAAGGAAACTCCAAAACTGAACGTGATGTTCTTTGATATCGAGGTGGACTTCGATCCAGATCGAGGTTATTCAACAACAGATGATCCGTTCATGCCCATAACTGCCATAAGTTGTTACATGAGCTGGACGGATCAACTGGTCACACTCGCAGTTCCACCCAAGACAATCAGCATGACGGACGCAGAAGAACTTACAAAGAGATTTGACAACACCATGTTGTTCGAGAAAGAAAAAGATATGCTGGATGCTTTCCTACAACTTGTGGAAGACGCGGACATATTGAGTGGTTGGAACAGTGAGGGTTATGATATCCCGTACACCGTTGGACGTATACAAAAAACATTGAGTGGTGACGACACAAGGAGATTGTGTTTCTGGGGCGAGAAACCAAAGAGAAGAGTTTTCGAGAAGTATGGTAGAGAACAGTTGAGCTTTGATCTCGTAGGCAGAGTACACTTGGACCTACTGGAACTATACAGGAAATACACATACGAAGAGAGGCACAGTTTTAGACTAGACGCCATAGGCGAACACGAGCTCGGAGAAAAGAAGACCGTGTACGAAGGAAGTTTAGATAACCTATACAAGAATGACTTTGGACTATTCATAGAGTACAACAGGCAAGATACAGCATTATTGGCCAAACTCGAAAAAAAATTAAAGTTCATAGAACTTGCTAACGAGATAGCACACCAGAACACGGTACTGCTACAGACAACAATGGGTGCTGTCGCAGTGACGGAACAGGCCATCGTGAACGAAGCACACAGACGTGGTATGCAGGTGCCCGGTAGGAAGTACAAGAAGGAAGGTGAAGAGAACCAACCGGCGGCCGGTGCATACGTGGCCACACCGACTAAAGGAATACATGATTGGATTGGATCTATTGACATCAACAGTCTGTATCCTAGTGTGATTAGGGCCTTGAACATGGGACCTGAAACAATAGTTGGACAGATAAGACCTGTGATAACTTCTGCGGAAATCAACAGGGCTAAATCCCAAAAGAAATCGTTCGCGGCCGCATGGGACAGCCAGTTCGGATCATGGGAGTACCAGGCAGTGATGAAACAGGACAAGGGCACCGAGATCATAGTGGATTGGGAAGACAATACCAGTGTGCGTATGAGTGCGGCACAACTGTATGAGATCATATTCGATGGCAACAACAAGTGGATGCTGAGTGCGAACGGTACTATATTCACTTACGAGTACGAGGCGATCATCCCAGGACTACTGAAGCGTTGGTATGCGGAACGTCAAGAAATGCAACAGAAGATGCGTGAGTGTGGCGACAACGAGATAGAAAGGGAATATTGGGACAAGAGACAACTCGTGAAGAAAATCAACTTGAACAGTCTGTATGGAGCGATACTGAATCCAGGCTGTAGATTCTTTGACATAAGGATAGGTCAATCAGTGACACTGACGGGTAGATGTATCACGAAACACATGGCCAGCAAAGTGAACGAGATCGTGGCGGGCAAGTATGACCACAAGGGCGAGAGCGTTGTGTACGGAGACACAGACTCGGTGTACTTCTCGGCATACAAGACTCTCAAAAAAGAGATAGACGAAGGCGTCATACCTTGGACTAAAGATTCAGTCGTTGCGTTGTATGACAAAATATCCGATGAAGTTAATGGATCATTCAAGTCATTCATGACCCGGGCTTTCCACACACCAAGCACGAGGGGAGAAGTAATAGCGGCGGGTAGGGAACTGGTAGCGTCGAAAGGACTGTTTATCACTAAAAAAAGATATGCTGTATTGTACTACGACAAGGAAGGCAAACGTGCTGACACAGAAGGCAAGGCGGGCAAAGTCAAAGCGATGGGCCTCGACCTAAAGAGATCAGACACACCAGTGTATGTACAGGACTTCCTGAGTGATCTGTTATACATGGTACTGACAGGAATGACAGAGAAAGAGGTACTGGAGAAGATCAGTGAATTTAGGGCAGAATTCAAGGCTAGGCCAGGTTGGGAGAAAGGCTCACCAAAACGAGCCAACAACATGACCAAATACACCGAGGAAGAGGAGAAGAAGGGTAAGGCTAACATGCCGGGACACGTCAGGGCCAGTATGAACTGGAACAGGTGTAGGGAGATGTACGGCGACAAGTACTCAATGCCCATAACAGATGGCGCCAAGGTCATTGTATGTAAATTGAAAAGCAATCCACTAGGATATACAAGTATTGCTTATCCTGTTGATGAATTGCGTATTCCAGAATGGTTCAAGGAACTGCCGTTTGATGGAGAGGCGATGGAGTCAACCATACTGGACCAGAAGATAGACAACCTAATCGGGGTGCTGGGTTGGGACGTGCAGTCTACCGAAACCACAAACACGTTCAACAAACTGTTCGAATTCTAAATATAAACATGCTGAGCATAGAAGAAATCAAATTACTAATTGAGAAACTAGAAAATTTTGACAAGGGCAAGGACCTAAGGACCATCGTTGAACAAAACCTTAAAATTCTCAAAGATCTAGAAATGGCCATCGATGCCAACAACAACGAAGTGATCGACAGATTAGATAAAACACCGGAATGGTTTAGCAAGGATCTTGAACAGAAACGACATAAACCGATAGTTGATAATGGATTATACAGGATGGTGCAGACCAAGATATTCCAATTCGCAAGAACCAATCTCTACAACAGCCTAGAGATAGGTCCGGGCACAGGCATGTTTTCAAAAGAATTCAGAGCATGGAGATTGAATTTCTTCGTTGATGTCTTGATAGACGTACAGGAAAAAATCAGGAGAAGATTCAATCCTGCCAGCCAGAAATTATTGAGATTTTACACCACCGACCGGACCTCATGTGAACAAATACCAACGGGTTCCTGTAATTTTGTGTTCAGTTGGGACACATTCGTGTTCTTCACACAGGAGCACATAAAAGAATATTTGCGAGATATCAAACGTGTGCTGATAGATGGTGGTTATTGTTTCATACAATATGCTGACTGCCACTATGACTTAGATCTATCACAGGCCAAACGTGGATATTGGAACTACAACACCAAAACAGCCATGACCAAGATCATCCGGGACGAGGGCTATGAGGTGGTGGAAATGAACATGTTCCGTCCTGGCGCCAACTATGCCATATTCCGTAAACCTGGTAAACAAAATCCAGTTGTGTACAAAGTTTCTGAAATAACACTAGACTAAGATCTAAATATCATATACAATACAAACATTATGATAGACATCTTAAAAGACATCGTTAAACACACGCATGGATTGGGATTCTTGGATCTGGTCAAGATCACTGGGGACGATAAGGAAACAGCAATCGACTCAATGGCCGAAGACAGATCTGTGATCCTGCAGGGGTCTTTCCACAAACCACAACCGGAGATGACAGGTAC